TCTTTAACCCATTGCTACATATAGGGTTTGAAAGATTTAGTTAGTTGCGTTTAATTCTAGGTTAAACGAAATGATTATATCTAGGTTAAACGTAACATTTTATAAGAAAACGGGGTAAAAAGAATGAAAAAGGAAAGATTGACCTCTCTATTAAATAACACTAAAAAGCGGGTTAATATATTTGATTGCAAAAGTACTTTTATTTGTGAGGGTCGCGGTTATAAGCTTGGCCAACATATAGGAAGTGCCTTATATAATTCTGAAATTCTTTTCATAAAAGATGATGGTGAAGAACTTAGTGTTGTTGTTAATGTAGAGTTAAAAAAAGAGGTAGGTGAAAAAGTATGAATAAATACCAAGATGCATTAAATTTATTGAAATCATGGGCTAAAAAAGATAGGGACGCCTATAGTCCTAAGCATTTAGAAAATATAAATAACTGTGCAAATACATTACAAGAATTAGTTGATTTTAATAAAACATTTGCACATGTGTTAGGTAGCATTGATTTTAAAGCTCTTAGAAACATTTTAGAAACAAAATTGCCTAAGAAGCCAATCAAGAAAGAAACCGTTACTCTTTCAATGTTAAATATAGATGTAACTTTTGGAAAGTGACCAACTTGTGGTTCGGCTTTAGCAGGAAAGCAAAACTATTGTACAAAATGTGGACAAGCTATCGATTGGGAGGGTTGAAAATTGAAAAAACCTAGTAGAGAAGAATATACAGAGCGAGGCGCTGCACTCGGTGTCGACGAAACATATAAGTACGTAGAAGCTCTAGAAGGATATTGTGAGCAATTAGAAAAAGCTTACGAAGATGTAAAAAAAGGTTTAGATAATGCTTGCAACAAACTAGAAGGTTTATATCTTTGCATTGATGTTTTAACGGATAAAGAATCTAAAAAAGATAAAGAATATTGGAAAAAGAAGGTAATGAAAGATGACTAAATTTGAATTGAATCTATTAAAAGAATTCTCTGATGATGGATGTGGTGGAGATGACTTTGATGAAATCAGTACATTAGTTGGCATGAGGATGAGAGGCTACTTTCAAGATGCCGAAGATGATGAAACCATTGATGAATTGATAGAGAGGTATGAAGAATGTATAAGTCGCCAATAGAAATAGTAATGAAAGAAGTGTTTCAAAAGATGAATGAGGATTTTGAAAATTCAGTATTTAAAGCTATACAAAAAGTCGGCATAAATGTTGATAAAGAAGAACTCCTAAAAGCTCTAATTTATGATAGAGTACAATATGATAAAGGATATGAGGATGCGATGAATGAAATCAAGCATCCTCAACCCCTTAAATTTGAAGATTTAACTCCTGGTATGTGGGTTTGGGATAATTTCTTTACAACTTTTACAAGATTAGAAAATACATATTTATATTCTGATGATGCTCTTGCCAAAGAAACTAAAATGACAACGTTTTATTGCGATGCAGGTGTTCTAACTAAGCCTTTTGAAGAAAATAGATATTATCCAGTTCAAATTCCATGGGAAGGAAATAAAAAACAATGGGAACGTACTATAGAAAGTTGCAAACAGTAAAACATGCTTTGCAATACTATATCACTAGACCGAACGCTAGTAAAAAGGATCTAGTAAGAGAAAAGAATTTATTGAAGTCAGTTGAAGAAGAAGTAGAAATTTATCAAGAAAGAAATCACATTCCAAAGAAGGAGAACAAGTAAATGAAAAAAGTATTAATCATATTAGCAAGTGTATTTGCTTTAACCGGGTGTTCAAAAGCATCTAGAGTTAATCATAATATTAGAAAAGATGCCAACAACTTTAAAATTACAAGAAAAGTCGTTGCTCTTAATACTAGAACAAATGATCCTTTATTTACCGTTGAGGGAAAGATTTCCCTCGATAGTGATGAAGATGGAGATTTAAACGTAACTATTAAGACTGGAAAAGGAAAATACAAATTATTTTATGCACATCTATCAAATGATGTTACATACACTTGTATTCAAACGGAAGCTAAAAAAGAAAATCCTTATGCTTATGATATTCAATTCTTCCCAGCAAAAGAAGTTGTTGAAAATGGAATTATAGATATCAAATCAAGTGAATGAGAAAGGGTAAAACAATGACAAAGTTTGAATTGGACTTATTGCAAGAGTTAGAAGAGTTAACTAGTGGGCTTGATAATCACTTTGATGAAGTGCCTCTTTTGCTCGGTATGAAAGAAAGAGGATACTTTCAATATGTGCCATACGGCATGACATTAAAAGATGCTATTGTCATGTATAAAAAATTATTATACAAAGAAAAATAGAAAAAAACGTTAAGAAATGTTAAGATTATTTACATAAGGAATAATTAGCAAATCATGAGGAATAGAGATGCAAGAATCAAAGTATCAAGTTATTAATTGGAAACGCTGGAAAGATACAAAAAGGCTTTTAGAAGAAACACGTGATCAACTAAAGGATGATAGAAAAGCAATTACTTATTCTAAAGAAATGCCAGGAACAAATCACATGAGTGTTATTCAAAGATATAATAAAATCTTAGAAAACACTGATATTTACGATGGTTATATTCATGCTTACAAGATTGTAATCGAAAGATTGGAAAATTGTATAGCAACCTTGCTTAATCAAGAGCAAAGAAAGGCCATTATCATTTATGCAAATAATCCAGGAAAGGGAGAAAGTGGGATGCGTGAACAAGAAGCTCTAAAACAAGGCTTCTCAAGAGCAAAATTTTATGAGGTAATAAATCAATCCTTTAATATTTTAGACACTGTTCTAGCCCTTGAATCGGTGCAAAAAACGGATGCTGGACTAATTCAAGACTAAATACTAGAAAAAATGTGTTATATTATTAATGTGGTCAAGCCATAAGAAAGAAAAGCACCCCTTTTCGAAATTCAATAAGAGCAACTTCGGTTGCTTTTTTTCTTTATTTAATATAGCAGGGTAGTAAAAAGGTATAACGCAAGTCTCTTTAGCTTGTATTCCAGGTTCGATTCCTGGTCCTGCAACCACTAAAAAAATAAAGGAGGTGTGTCATATGACAGAAAAGCAAAAGCTGTTCTGTGATGAATATTTAATTGATCTAAATGGCACACGAGCCTACAGAACAGTATATAAGAGCAAAACGGATAGAACAGCTGCAACTAGAGCAAGTAATCTTTTAAAAAAAGAAGATATTGCTGAATACATCAACAAGCGACTTGAAGAAATTCATAATGAAAAGACTGCAGATATTCAAGAAGTCATGGAATATCTCACATCAGTTATGCGTGGAACAAGTGAAGCTAGTACTCTAGCGATGTGCGGTGATGGTATGCAAGAAGTCATAACTAAAAAGCCTGATGAAAGAGAAAGATTGAAAGCTGCTGAACTTTTAGGTAAACGTTTTGGCATGTTTAAAGAAAGTGTAGATATTACTTCTAACGGTCAAACAGTGATTATAGATGATATCGAATAAAGTCAATTTAAAATCAATCATTGGTCCAGCTTTTTATGATGTTCATAAACATATCAAAAATAATGATTTCACCCACTACTGGTTAAAGGGTGGCCGTGGATCATTGAAATCATCGTGTATTGGAACTGAAATTCCTTTAGGTATCATGAGGGATGCAAAAAAAGGATTAATGAGCAATGCAGTTGTAATCAGACGTGTAAAAGATACTTTGAGAGGTTCAGTTTACGAGCAAATCAAGTGGGCCATTTATATGTTGAAAGCCGAAAACGATTGGGAAATTCCTGATTCAAAGCTGCAAATGACATATAAGCCAACTGGCCAAGTCATCATATTTAAAGGCGCTGATAACCCTAAAAAGTTGAAATCAACTAAGGTATTTATTGGCTATATTAAATATGTTTGGTATGAAGAATGCGATGAATTTGAAAGTTATGACAAGATAACGAATATCAATCAGTCGTTGCTTCGTGGTGGTCCTGAATATTGTGTCTTTTATTCGTTTAACCCACCTGAATCACAAAGAAGTTGGGTAAATAAAGAAGTTCTAGTTAAAAGAGATGATTCTTTTGTCTCTCATACAACTTATCTTCAAGCACCGAAAAAATGGCTTGGAGAGCAATTTCTTATTGAAGCTGAACACATGAAAAAGACAAAGCCTGAAAAATACAAGCATGATTATTTAGGCGAAGTAACTGGTACAGGTGGAGAAGTATTTACCAATCTTACAATAAGAGAAATTACAAATGAAGAAATCCAAACATTTGATAGATTAAAGAATGGTTTGGACTTTGGTTACGCTGGTGATCCATTAGCATATCTTAAGATGCATTTTGACAAGACGAGAAGGCGTCTTTTTATTTTTGGGGAAGTATATGGTACACGTTTATCCAATGCAAAAGCAGTTGCGAAAATCAAAAAGCTTAATCCATTGAATAAATTAGTAACGTGTGACAGTGCAGAACCACGTACAATAAATGAATTCAAGTTGCTTGGATTAAAGGTAACTGGAGCAAAGAAAGGACCTGACAGTGTAGAAAACGGGATAAAGTGGATGCAGGATTTAGAAGAAATCATTATTGATCCTATTCGTTGTCCTAACGCTGCAAGAGAATTTAATGATTATGAGATTGAAAAAGATAAAGAGGGAAATCTTAAAGGAGAGTTTCCTGATAAAAATAACCACACGATTGATGCTGCACGATATGGGTGTGAACAAGACATCATCCAATCAAAAGGTCGAGCAGGTAAGAACCGTGCTAGATATGAAAATTAGGAGGTATCCACGTGTTTACGTTCACAATAGATAGTTCAAATTACGATGAAACAAAGTTGAATCTTGTTCAAATTGAAGAGTTGATCAACAAACATCGTAATTTGATTGGAAGAATTAAAAAGAATCAGCGATATTATGAAGCTAATCATGATATTAAAAGAAGACAAAAGAAGTTGAAGACATCAGCAAATAACAGAGTTGTTTGTAATCACGCTAAAGATATCAGTGATACAGCAACTGGTTATTTTATGAACAGTCCAATTTCTTATGCAAGTTATGATAATCAAAATAAAGAAAGCATTGATAAACTAACGGATGCATTTGATAAAGCGGATGTAGATGATGTCGATAGTGACAATGCACACGATATGAGTATTTGTGGTGTCGCTTATGAATATGTGTATATCAAACAAGGTGAAACTGAAATAGCAGTTAGAAATCTTGAACCTGACCATACATTTTTAGTATACGATGATACGATAGAGCAAAATCTTCTTTTTGGTGTTTATTATTATCGATACAAGGATGTAATCACCAGTCAGCAATGCTATCGTGCGACTGTATGTACTAAGAATTACATCACTACAATGATTTTAGAATGTAACAATAGAAATAGGCATAGGTTTATTGATAAACCAGTTAAGCACTTTTTTGGAGATGTTCCAATCATTGAATATCGAAACAATAAGCTTTGTATTGGCGATTTTGAACAGCAAATCTCTTTGATTGATGCTTATAACAAGCTCATGAGCGATAGGGTTAATGATAAAGAGCAATTTGTTGAATCATTGCTTGTTATTTATGGTTCGCTGATGGGTGATGACAATGAAGAAGTCAGTGAAACAATGAAGATTCTAAAAGAAAATGGTCTTCTAGAATTACCTGCAGAAGCAAGAGCTGAATATCTTTCAAGAGTTTTTGATGAAGCAGGGATGGAAGTATTAAGAAAAGCAATCAAAGAAGATATCTATACATTTTCTCATGTTCCTAACTTAACTGATGAAAATTTCGTTGGTAACAGTTCAGGTGTGGCCATGGAATATAAACTTTTAGGACTTCAAATGATTACTGGAGAAAAGGAAAAGTATTACATAAAAGGATTAAAAAGAAGAATTGAATTGTTCTGCAATTATTTAAATATAAAAGCAATCGTAATAGATCCTGGAAATGTAAAAATCACATTTACTCGAAAACTTCCTAAAAACTTGAATGAGTTAGCTCAAATGATTGCCAATTTAAGTGGAAAGGTATCAAATGAAACATTGATTGAACAACTTCCTTTTATTGAAGATGCTCCAAGTGAAATGGAAAAAGTCAAAAAAGAAAATGAAGAAAGCGTAAAACTTCAACAGCAAATGTTCAAGCAACAAAGTGATGTACCTTTTAATCAAGACGAGGAGAACAAGGATGATGAAACAGGAAATGACACTGATACAAAAAATGATGCTTCAAATGTTAAAGGTAATAAACAAAATTCTAGCATTCCTAATTAAGAAATTAAGATGATATGAAGAATGAGAAATATTGGAAAAAGCGCCAAGAAGAAAAGCTTTCATCTATTTTGAATGATGCACAAGTAGCAAGTGAATATGTTTCAGATATCTACAGTAAGGCTAGTCTTTACACTCAAAGTAAAATCAATGGTATCTTTGAAAAGTATAGAGATGGTCATGGCTTATCAAATGCCGATGCAAAAGAAATGCTTGATTCTTTGATAAGCGATAGGGATTATAATCAAATAAAAAGAATACTTGAAAATAATCCAAAGACCAAACAAAGAAAAGAGCTTTTAAAGAAATTGGATACGCCACCCTATCAATATAGAATCAAACGACTTGAAAATATGCAAAGTCAGTTAGATAAATTGATGAATGAAGTTTATAAAGTTGAAAAAGATGTAAGCACTGATTGTTATATCAACAGTGCTTTTAATGCTTATTATAGAAATGTATATAATCTTCAAAAAGGCATGAAAGTTGCTTATCAGTTCGATATGTTGGATCCTGAACTGATAGACAGCATGTTAAAGTCAAGATGGAGTGGTAAGAATTATTCCAATAGGATTTGGGATAATACGAACGCACTGGCCGAATCTTTAAAAGATGAAATGCTGATGGGCGTTTTAACAAACAAGACTGAAAAAGAAATGGCCGACACGATTATGAATAAGTTTGCTGTTGGTGCTTATCAAGCAAGACGACTTATTCAAACTGAAAGTGCAGCAATGACAGTATTTGCTGATCAACAAGCTTTTAAGGATGCTGGCATTGAAAAAGAAATGTTTATTGCAGTACATGACAGTAGAACATCCCAAATTTGTCAGCATCATGATAGAAGCATCGTAGAAATAGCAAAAGCTAAAGTAGGTGTCAATGTTCCACCTCTTCATCCAAATTGTCGTTCACACATGATTCCTTATATTGAGGGCGTTACTGATGCTATGAAGAAAAGGCAACGGAATCCTGTTACTAACAAAGATGAAGTTGTGGATGTCAGTGAAAATTATGATCAATGGCTAAAAAGACAACAAGAAGAACATGGTGTTGACACTGTTAATTCTTTTATGAAAAAGACAAAGAATGCATCTAGTGATAGAAAACAATATAATCAATACATTGATGTTCTAGGTAAAGAAATTGTTCCATCCTCGCTATCTAAATTTCAAGATATGAAGTATAATGATAGTGATAGATTTAGTGAATTAAAATCAAATAAAATTGTTGTTGAGAAAGCAAAAGAATATGCTAAAGAAATAACTTCAGGAAAATACAAATTAGATTCTTCTAGCGGGTATTCTTTGTCAAATTATTTAAATAGTAAATTAGGATATGATGCTTTACCACAAGTATTACCTGAAAATGAATTTAAAAAAAAAATTAGTGATAGACAACTGTTATATAGAGGAATATCAGGTACGACAGATAAAAATGTTGAAGAAATGGTTGATTCTTTTAAATACGGAAAATTTTATGCTGGTAGAGGTATCTATGGTTACGGAACATACACCGATTCAAATGTAGAGGTTGCAAGAATATATACTCGAAATGGTGAATTTGGGAAAATAATGGAGATGTATCTTGATGAAGATGCAAAGGTTGCTGATTATAAGAAACTCTTCATTGAATATGAAAAAACTGGTATACCAGCTAAAATGGCTCAGTTTAAAGAGTTAAATGATTATGAGGAATTATTAAATAATTTAGGTGCCTATGCTTCTATAAAAGGATATGATGCAATTGCGTTGAATGGTTTTCAAGGAAAAACACATGTGCTAATATTAAATAGGGGAAAAGTAATTGTGAAGGAGTAAAAAAGTATGGATGAAGAAAAAATGTTAGAAGAAGCTCGTTGGAGCCAATTTGCTGCAGGGTTGCTTGATTATATTAATTGTGCAAATAGCAAATTTATTAAAACGGACTATCAAGTTAAATTCAACAAACCAACAGCTTACAATTATGAATTAATAACAGCCACATGCATGGAAGATTTATCCCCTGAACTGCAACGTGTTGCAAATGAATATAAAGAATATATGAAAAATGAAAATAATAAGTTAGCCTCTTATTTTGCAAAAAAATAATCTAATTAAGCCGACAGGTAGTCGGTTTTTATTTTACTCATTTTTAAGAAAGGGGAATGCTATGTCACAAGGATTAAGACCTCACTTTCATCAAGAATACATTGGTAGAAGTGAACAGTACTACAATAAAAAGAAACATCTTTTAATAAAAAAAGAGCAAAAGATATGTATGATATGTGGCCGAGAGAGATACGTAATTACTAAATGTTATGTACCGCCGCCAAATAGAAAAGAAAATTCAAACGGGTAACTGAGAGGTTGCTTTTTATTTTACTAAAAAGGAGGCATATTATGGCAAAGTTAAGAGTTATTCATAACATGGTTGATACTAGATGTGGAATCACAAGAAGAACTGGAGAAGTTTTTGAAGTGAACGATGAAGAACGTATCAAAGAGTTATTAGATGCAAAAGTAGTAGAAGAAGTAAAAGAAAAAATTAAACCTGATAAATAGGCAATTACTGATTGTCTTTTTATATGTCCAAAAACTTATGACACTAAAAGATGGGATGGTCTTACGGACCTTAACTGGAGGATTTTATGAAAGAAAAATTTTTATTTCCTTTAAACATTCAATTATTTGCTGATGATGGTTCCGGAAATGATTCAGGAAATGATAATGATCAAGGAAACGATGGCCAAGGTAATGACGGCCAAGGAAATGATGGTCAAACTGGCCAAGAAACGAAGACTTTTACTCAAGAGGAACTAGATAGAATCGTTCAAGGAAGAATTGCGAAAGAACGTAAATCTTGGGAAAAGCAATTGGAAGAACAGCAAACAGAAGCTCAAAAACTAGAAAAAATGAGTGAAAAAGAAAAGAAAAAGTATCAGGAAGAAAAAAGAATCAAGGATTTAGATGATAGAGAAGCAGCAATTACACGTAGAGAATTGACTGCACAAGCAAAAGTACAATTGGCCGACAAAGGAATTCCAACTGAACTTGCTGAGATCCTTATTTTAACTGATGCCGATTCTTGTAAAAAAAGTATCGAAACAGTAGAAAAAGCTTTTCAAACAGCTGTGCAAAGAGCAGTGGAAGAAAGAATAAAAGGTAGAGAACCTATGAAAAAAGCTAAAGATGCTAAATTAACTGATGAGGAATTAGTTTATCAAAAAATGATGGGAAAATAGGAGGTAATAAAATATGGCAATTAACACATTAGCAACAGCTACTTTATTTCAAGAAACATTAGATAAAGTAGCTATGCACGAAGCATTAACAGGATGGATGGAAGCAAATGCAGGAGATGTAATCTATAATGGTGGTGCTGAAATTAAAATTCCTAAAATGTCTTTACAAGGATTGGGAGATTATGACAGAGATAATGGATATACACAAGGCTCTGTAACATTAGAATATGAAACAAGAAAAATGACACAAGATCGTGGACGTAAGTTTTCATTGGATGCAGTAGATGTTGATGAAACTAATTTTGTCGCAACTGCTTCAACCGTTATGGGAGAATTCCAAAGAGTTCATGTTGTTCCTGAAATCGATGCATATCGATTATCAAAAATTGCAACAGATGTTATTACAGCTAACAAAACAGAAATGATTGAATATGGATATACTCCTGCAGAATCAACTATTTTAAGAAAAATGAAAACTGGTATTAAAAAAATCAGAGATGCAGGATATAACGGTGATTTAATCATCCATGCAACTGGAGATGTTATGTTAGAACTAGAAATGTTCTTATCAACAAAAATGCAAACAGCAACAATTTCAATCGGTGGAATTGATTTAACAGTTCCAGCAATTGATAAATGTGCAATCATCGAAACACCTCAAAATCGTATGTATACTTCTATCAAAATGAACGATGGAAAAACATCTGGTCAAGAAGTAGGTGGATACGCAAAAGGTACAACTGCAAAAGATATCAACTTTATGATTATTCCTAAACCAGGTGCGATTGCGGTTTCTAAACAAGACAAAATGCGTATCTTTGATCCTAATACAAACCAAAAAGCTGATGCATGGGCAATGGATTATAGACGTTTCCATGATGTTTGGACAAAAGACAATACATTACCATTAATTTATTTAAATATTAAAGATGCTGCGTAATAGGAGGTCTTTTTGATGAAAACTATTATCAATAGCAATGTTGAAAGAATTATCGAAGATGAAATGTTAGCAAAATATGAAGCCTTAGGCTACAAAGAAATTTCATCTTCAAAAGCAAATGATAACGCTCCTGAAAATAAGCCGTTATCTAAAATGAAAGTTGATGAATTAAAAGCATTAGCAACAGAATTAGGAATTGAAAATACAGACTCACTTACAAGAGATGAATTGATTGCAGTAATCAAAGAAAAGAAAAATGGATAAATTAAAAGAGCAGTTTAAAAAACTAACAGGAGAAACTGATGAAGAATTGGTTTCTTCTTTTCTTTTAAAATCTCAAAATACTGTATTATCAAAAACCAATCGAAGTGAGTTGATTGATGATCTCAATGATTATGTTTTGAAATTGGCCATTGCACTTTACAATCGTCAAGGAAACGAGGGGCTTGCATCTTATAGCGAGGGTGGAGAGAGTGAAAGTTATCAAAGTGAAGATGAAATTCTTTCAGGTATTTCCAATTATCGCTTATCAGCTATGGCAAGGAGATTGAAAGATGAAAAAAAGAAGTCTCAAGAAGTTTCAAATTAAAACTTACAGTGCTGTAAAAGATGATGAGGGCAATGTCATTGAAACCTATAGTGATGAAGCAAATGAAGATGTAGCTCTTATATGGCCAGCATCTTCAAAACTTCAAACTGAACTATATGGTATGCGTGTAAATGGTATCTTGAATATGCATTATTATGGTTCTCTAGCAATTAAAGAGCATGACATGATTAATTATGAGGGTATCAGCTATAAAGTCATCAGCATTCAAAATTTCAAGCGATTTAAAGCAATTGAGATTGAAAGAGTATGACAAGCACTGATTTTAGCAATCTCATAAGAAAACTTTCAGCATTAGACAATCAAGCATGTCAGGAGGTTGCAGTTACAGCTATTAAACAAGCAGGTGTGATGGTTCAATCTCAAGCAAGACTGCTGATATCTAGCGATACTGGAGCATTGGCCCGTTCAGTCAAGGTAAAAAATGAAGTCAAGGAAAACAAGGCAACAGCCACTGTTTACACTAATTCAGCTTATGCACCTTACTATGAATTTGGAACTGGTCCTAATGGAGAAGCCAATCATCAAGGTATTTCTCCTCAAGTATCACCCAAATATAAACAAACAGGTTGGATGATACCTGCAGATGCAATGACAGTTGATAAAGCTGAAATGTATGGTTTCAAGGTTGCTTATAAAGATGGTGAAGTCATTGGCTACTATACCAAAGGTCAAATGGCAAGGCCTTTTATGTATCCAGCGCTGCATGATCAGGAAGATACCATTAATAAAAATACTGAAAAGCTATTTAAAAATAAAATAAGGGAGCTATGTAAAAAATGATTAATGTTAAAGATATCGTTTATAAAGGATTGTCTCAAATTGTTGAAAATGTAAGTGATGCTTATCCACAAAACTGGAGCAAAACACCTGCGATTCAATTTGTTGAGGAAGAAAATAAGCCGTATGAATTTACGGATGATAAGGAACAGCTTTCTTTTGTTCGCTTTAGAATTGACATATGGGATATGAAAAGCACTTCACAAACAGCATGTGATGTAGATGATGTCATGTCGTCTCTAGGGTTTTTAAGAACGACATGTGCGGATGTTCCTGCCCCAAGTGGGTTAAAACATAAACAAATGAGATATGAGGCAATCATTGATTGCAAAAAACAATTTATTTATCACACAAAATAAAGGAGGAGTAGAAAATGTTAGCAAATGGAGCAACATTAGAATATAAGAGTAAGTCAGTAACAAGCTTTGCTAAATTAAAAGGCTTGAAAGAAATTCCTGAAATTGGAGTGGATCCTGAAAAAGTAGATAATACTGATTTGGAAGCCTCTCAAAAAGTGTATGAAATGGGAATTGGAGACCCAGGAGACATCACTTACAAATTCAAATATGAAAATACTGAAACTGACAGTCCATATCGTATTTTAAGAGCATATGAAGCATCAGGAGAAACTTTATCTTTCAAAGAAACATTGAAAGATGGAACAACTACTGAATTCGATGGCCAAATTTCTCTTAAGAGAACTGGTGGCGGTGTCAATGGTGTTATTGAATTTGATTTAAATATTGCATTAGCAAGTGCATTTAAAATTACTGATCCAAAAATTGTTTAGGAGGCTGAAAAATGGGAGTATTAAGTGGAGAAACCGAAGAAGTTCAAGCAGAAGTCGTTGAGGCACCAAAAAGAAAACCTTTTACCATTTGGGAAGTTGATGGTAAAGAATACAGATTAAAACTCACTACTTCTGAAATTGTCAGCTTAGAATCAAAATTAAGAGTTAACCTATTAACGATTATTTCTAGTGCTGATGATGGTTCATTGCCACCATTGAAAGTAATGTTATTGATTACACATGGTGCAATGAAAAAGTTCCAACATGGAATCAAAGAAGATGATGTCATCGAATTATTTGATAAATATTGTGAAGAGGGCGGAACTCAAATGACATTCATGACGGATGTGTTCTTGCCAATTTATCAGGTAAGTGGTTTTTTCTCCCAAGCTCAAGCGGAAACGATGGACAAGAGACTAGTGGAAGCGAAAGAGCAAATGTAGAAAACATAGAATTTGAATATGTATCTGATTTAATAAATGAACTATATCCAGTCGCTTTAGATTGTGATATCAGTTCATTTTTATTTTGGGAATCTTCGGTACTTGAAATCACTGACTATATCGAATCGTATCGAAGAAAAGAAAAGAGAAAACAAAAGCAAATAGCAATCGACAATCATATTCTTGCTGATCAACTACTTAAAGGAATATCAGTTATTTTCAGTGAAGAAAATAAAGCTATTGAAATCAATGAATTATGGGATTATTACCCTGGATTATTTGAAGAAGAAAAGAAACAGCATCTTATTGAACAAGAAGAAAATGAATTTGAGAACTTTAAGGCAAGAAGAATGAAATTTGCGAATGCTTACAATAAAAAATTTAAAGGAGATGATTAAAAAGACACTAGAAGAATTAAAAGTTATCATCTCAGCTGAAACAAGCAAATTCAAGAATGCATTGAAAGATGCGACGAATGAAGCAAAAACATCAGCTAACAGTATTGAAAGCTCTACTGGTCGAATCAGCAGAGCAGTAAGTGGAATTAAATCTATGGTAGCAAAGGTTGCTGCAGGTTTTGGTTTGTACAAATTAGGAAAAGAAGCGATTGAGGTTGCTTCCAATATTACTGAGGTACAGAACGTAGTAGATACAGCCTTTGGAGATATGTCATGGAAAGCCGAGAGGTTTGCTAAAAATTCAATTCAACAGTTTGGTATGAGTGAACTCTCAGCTAAAAAGACAGCATCAACTTATATGGCCATGGCTTCAGGTATGGGGTTAGGTCAAGAAAAAGCAAGTGATATGGCAATAACATTAGCTGGTCTATCAGGTGATGTTGCTTCCTTTTATAACATTTCTCAAGAATTAGCTGATATAAAATTAAAGTCAGTGTTTACTGGTGAAACTGAAACATTAAAAGATTTAGGTATTGTCATGACACAAACAAATTTACAATCCTATGCTTTAAGTCAAGGAATCAGTAAGAATGTAAGTGATATGTCACAAGCTGAATTAACTACTTTAAGATACAATTTTGTATTGAACCAATTATCAATGGCTTAAGGTGACTTCGCTAAAACCAGTGGTACATGGGCCAACCAAGTTCGTATTTTACAAGAACAATTCAAACAATTATTAGGAATTATTGGTAATGGCTTAATTGCAGCTTTAACTCCAGTGATTCAAGTGATCAATATGATCATTGGAAAACTAATTACATTAGCAAATGTAATCGCAGGAGTTTTTGGTAAATTGTTTGGTAAAAAGAGTGGAGCTAAACAAGCGAGTGCAGGATTTAGCTCGGCAAGTGATTCAGCCAAAAAAGCAACTGCTTCAACTGGTGGTTTAAATAAAGCTTTAAAAGGTACTGAAGGTCAAGCTAAGAAAACAGCTAAGGCTTTAGGTTCATTAGCATCATTTGATGAAATCAATACAATCAGCGCAAGTGATTCATCAGGTTCAGGAGGCTCAAGTGGAAGCGGAGCTGGTGGAGTTGGTGGCGGAGGCTATGATATTGGCTCTATTGATTGGGATAATGCTTTTGGAGAACCCGATACAAGTGGTGTTGATAAAGCAGTAGACAAAGTACTCAAGAAATTGAATTCAATTAAAGATTGGCTTAAGCAAAATAAACCAATCATTCTTTCATTAATTGCAGGTATTGTTGCAGGCTTTTTAGCTTTTGAAACAATTAAGTTTGCACCTCTTATTGCTGCAGGAATATCAAGCGCAATAGCATTATTTTCTGAATGGCAATTGAGCATAGGTCAAACTATACAGTTACTATTAGGAGTTCCAGCAAGTGTAATGGCTATAGTTGCTGTTGTTGCAGCAATTACTGCATCACTCGTATATCTTTATGAAACAAATGATAGTTTTAGACAATTAGTAAATGATTCTATTAGTGAATTAACAGGTATATTAGATAATTTTTATAAAAGTATTTTAGTACCAATATTTAATTTTCTATTGGATCTATTCAATACTATTATTGTTCCTATAGCAACATTCCTTGCTAAAACATTTGTCAAAGCAGTAGAAGCAGTATTTACGATTGCCTTATCACTTTGGAAAAATGTACTAGCTCCATTAGCCAACTTCCTAGTAAGCGTATTATCAATTGCATTATCAGGAATATTAGAAGTATGGAATACATGGAAACCAGGTATCCAAGCTATAGGTGATGCAATCAATTGGGTATGGGATAATGTGTTATCACCATTAGTTGATTTTATCGTTGGATCGTTCAGTGATACATTCAAATCATGGGGAGATTTAATCAATGAATTAATTCCTAATGTTATTGAAATGTTCCAAGGCTTAACAGATTTCTTTGTTGGTGTGTTCACTGGTGACGAAAAACGTTGTTGGGAAGGCATTAGAAAAATCTTTGAAGGATTTGCTAATTTCTTAAAAGTAGGTTTTACGAATGATTGGACAAAAGCATTCGGATTATTAGGTGTACCTCTTAATGCATTTTGCTCTACAGTAACAGCTATCTGGAACACAATAAAAGGTGTGTTAAGTGGTATCATTGACTTTGTTGGTGGAGTTTTTACTGGGAACTGGGCAAGAGCATGGAATGGTGTTAAGAATATCTTTAGCAATATAGTTAGTGGTTTTGCTGGAATATTTAAAGCGCCTATTAATGCAATCATTAGTGGAATCAACAGTTTTATCGGTGGATTAAATAAAATTAAAATTCCTAATTGGGTTCCAGGTGTCGGTGGAAAAGGATTTAATATTTCAAAAATTCCAAAATTGGCTGAAGGTGCAGTTGTTTCAAAAGCAACTCCTGCAATCTTTGGGGAAGCAGGAACTGAAGCAGTTATCCCTCTACAAAGAAATACTAGAGGTTTAGACTTAATTGCTCAAAAGATTTCTGAAAGATTGCCACAAGTTGATAATGGTAATGGAGGTACTTATGTTATCAATTTAGTTTTAGAAAATGGTAAAGTTTTAACTAGAATGGTGATTGATAATATCAAAGAATATGAAGCGCAAACTGGTAAGCCAGTATTTGATTATTAAGGAGGTGTAGGATAATGGCTGATGAAGCAAGAATAAAAGCAAATGGTGTATTATTGCCTACACCTTCTGATATTAGTGTTGAAATACAAGATTTAGACGGAGATAGTGTAAGACCTATTGCTACTGGTGTTTTAAGAAGAAATAGAATTAGATCCAATATGTTAAAAGTAACATTGACATGGAATTTAAAGACATTTGTTGATGTCATGAGCATTTTAAATGCAGTTACTCCTACTGAATTTAATGTAGAATTGTACATTCCTGATCATGGAATTACAGGTACTAAAAAGATGTATGCTGGGAATAAAAAATATAATTATATAAAGACAAAGACTGGTTTAAAAGCTCAGTCTTTTTCTTTTGCTTTGATTGAGGTGTAGTAAATGATTATAAAATATGGTGATTTAGATGTAACACATAGATTAACTGAATATAAGTCATCAATTTCTTTTGCTGATGGCTATATTATTGGAAATGTACCTACTATGCAGTTAAATCTTAAATTTGATAACTATGACGGTATTCTTGATGATCTTGACACTGATACATATTGGGAAGTGCAAGAAAATGAAAATTGTGAAGTAAGATATTTTAAGGTTTATGACCAACCCGAAAAATATACAAAGTCATTAAGTTTAAAATTATATGATAACAATTATGAATTGGATGCTCCATATACAACTCAATTATCTTATCCAGTAACGGTTAAAGACCAGTTAGATGAAATAGAAACGCTGACTAGTCTTTCTATTATAAGGACCAATATTCCTGCGTATATCTTAGAAAAAGAAGTTTCCTGGTACGATAACACCATTGTTATTAGAAACTACTTAGGATGGATTGCTGAGCTTTTCGGAGCAAATGTATTTGCAAGCGGTAAAGGCTCACTTGAATTTGTTCAAGTGACTAAGGATGCGTTCGCTAAAACTGATACGTTAACAAACTATGAAAAAAATGAATTGTACTGCGTGTCTAGAATTTATTATGAAAATGGCTTAAACCCTTTAGAAAAAGGGGATACAGCGGGTAATACCATATTTCTAGATTCTAATAATTTATACTTAACAGATGAACAAAATTTGATTGATAAACTATATGATCAATTAAATGGATTAACATTTTATTCAACAAAAAGCATATCAATGATTTCAATAGATAACTTGTTACCAGGATGTTTAGTAAATTATAATGATGAATTCAATTTTATGGTTACTGATTTGTCTATCACATATAAAGGTGGAGAATTTTCCATAAGTGAAGTTGATGGAAATACTCCAACAAAAAACGAAGAACGTGTTATTAAGAAAATTACCAATTCAACAAGAATTAGAAAATTACAGATATCTCAGGACCAAGAAAAATTAAAATTAGATATTGTTGCTAAAGAGCAAGAAGATCTAAATACAAAAATGGGTGAGTTATCATTATCAAATGAAGAAATCAAAACAAAGATTAATGAAATAGAATCCAAAATAGATGATTTGGATGTTTCATTGATTACTGTTAATCTTGTACCTAGTGCAACTATACTTAATAGTTATAATCAAAGTATTAAAATTGCATGTCATGTTATGAATTCTAATGAAGATGTTACTGAAAATTATAATGATCTAAGTTTTCAATGGTATTTAAATGATAAAAAATACAAAACAGGTAAATTTATCACATTAACTCCTGATGATATTAATATGTCAGTTAATGTTAAGTGCGTATTTACATTGGACAATATTCAATTTGATACAGGATACACAACAATAGTTGATGAAAGTGATGCAGTTCATTTAGGAAATAGTTTTCTAGACGTTACTAATACTGCATTAACTCAAAAATTAAATGATAATGGAACTTACATTCCTGATTGGACCATTACACCAGCAATCATTACACCTTGTATTATGGACGGCAATGTAATTATAGAATTAAGTAACTGTACGATTTGTTATAAAAAAATAATCAATAGTAAGGAAGTCGACATAGACAGTAGTTATGAAATCGTAAAAGATGGTATTTTATCAGTTAATAAAAATATTATGACAAACAAATTTCCTAATGTAACATACGTTTGTGATGTTGCATATAAAGGTACTTCGATTAGATTATATGTAAGTTTTTCATTAGCTGAACAAGGAGTAGGAATTCAAAATATTACAACCTATTATTTAGCATCAAGTAAAAGTAAAGATATAAGAGTAGACAGTGAGGGATGGACAACATCTATCCAAACTATAAATGCAAATAATAAATATTTATGGACATATTCAGTTACAAATTATACAGATGGTTCATCAAGAACAAGTGAACCACTTATAATGGGAACTTATGGTGATGATGCAATAACTCTATATATTGAATCTTCAAATGGAAATACATTCAAAAATAGTGATATTGCAACTATATTGACAGTTCATATTTATGTCGGTGCTGAAAGAATTGAAAGTGCTGAACAGCTGGAAAAAAGATTTGGCAAAAATGCATATCTTCAATGGAGTGTAAAAAAGCTTGGAGAAAAAGAGTTCTCACCTATAGATATTGAAGATACAAGAATAAATGATAAAGGATTTATATTTACTATAAGTCCAAGAGATATAAATAAGAAAGCAGTTTTCAACTGCGAATTAAATTTGGAGGAATAAAAGAATATGGCAATCAAAGCAAGTAATCAAGTAGATTTATTAGATATGACGGATGGGTATACCGTTGTATTGACAAATGATAACTATACATTTTTAGGAACTACTACTGCTGTTAATGGAACTCAAACAACAAGCACACAAGTAATGGCTTTGCAAGGTTCTGAAACAGTACCCGCTAAAATAGGTACAATTACATGCCCAACAGGTATTAGTGCTGTTAGTGATGGAAAGACTCCAATGCCTACTATCACAATTACTGCAACCAGTGCATTAACAAAAACTGGAAGTTTCACTATACCAATAATTGTTAATGAGGGAACGGTAAACGAAGTTACCATTAACAAAGTATTTTCTTATTCTATTGCTTTTAAAGGAAATCAAGGAATTCAAGGTACAAGTGTTAAAATCTCATCTAAATCAATTCAATATGTCGGTTCGTCAAGTGGTACCACTACACCAACTAGTGGATGGCAAGATACTATTCCATCAGTTAGCGCAGGAAACTACTTATGGACAAAAACAACAGTAACTTATAGTGATGGTACTTCTACAGTATCTTATTCAGTCGCTAGACAAGGCGCTAATGGTTCATCACCTACAGTATCTAAAACAGTTACTGAATACGTTCAATCAATAAGCGGAACAACAACACCAACTAGTGGATGGTCTACAACTCCACCAACAGCAACTGCTGGGCAATATATTTGGACAAGAGTAACAGTGACTTACAGCGACAGTAAGACAGCTGTTAGCTATACTGTATCTAAAAATGGTGCTAACGGGGCAAAAGGTGATAAAGGGGAAACAGGTGCTAAAGGTGATGATGCAATCTATATGAATATTACTTCGTCTAATGGAAATGTATTTAAGAATACTGCAATCGCCACAACTTTAACTGCACATGTTTATAAAGGCGCTACAGAATTAACTGGCGCTGCTATTACAGCTTTAGGAACTATCAAATGGTATAAAGATGGTGGAACAACTTCTATTGCAACTGGTCAAACATTTACTGTCAGTGCAGGTGATGTAACAAATAAAGCAACTTATACTGCTCAATTAGAGGGATAATATATGGCAGTTAAATCTAGTGCAATTCTGACATTGATTAGAATTGATGATGGAGAAGATGCAAGCATTAGAAGTGCAACTGCCCCTAGTGATACTACAAAGTTGTGGTTTGATACAACTACACAAACTTTAAAGAGATATGACAGTTCAAGTGGTACTTGGGAAATTGTTAATGATTATGCTGATGATATGAACAATATGAGACAAGAAATATCTGTTGAATATAATTCAGCGATAAATCAATTAAAAAACTCATTAACATCATTAGTAGAAGAGTTACAAACAACAACTACTAATAACACAACGTCAATCAATAGTCTTAGTTCTCAAATTATTCAAAATGCCAGTTCAATTCAGTTGGTTACGAATAACGTTAACTCTATTACTGATAAATTAACAGGAGTGGCTACTAAAGAAGAAATTTCTCAATGGGCAAAATTTGAAAGTGGAGTATTAAAATTAGGATCTAGTAATAGTCCATTTGATGTAAGACTGTCCAATACGGAACTTGGCTTTTATGAAAATGATAAAAGAATTGCTTATCTTTCAAACCAACAATTGAACATATCACAAGCAGTTGTAATGAAACAAATCAACCTGGGTACTTTTCAAATTATCTATGATGAAGATTTAGGATTGTTAATTTTGTAGGAGGTAATATATGGCAACATTTGGAACCACTAATAAATATATAAATTACAGTGTTAATTCGCAGGAACTGTCATATGACATCAATTCTAACACATCAGTTGTTCGTGTTTGGATTGATGTATGGCGTACAAATACAGGATATACGACATATGGTAATGGTACAGTATATGCTCGTATAAATGGAACAGTATATAGTGCTGGAATAGGTACTGGCCAAAAAATTACTTCCAGTGCAATTCGATTAGGAACTTGGGATGTAACTGTAGGACATAATAGTGATGGTTCAAAGTCAATCGGTGTAAGTGGTTGGATTAGTCATGATAGATTCAGTTCAAGTGAAAATGGATATACACATACATTAACCACTATTCCTCGACAAGCCAATATAACCGATTCACCAACAACTTTCAAAGATACTGATAATCCTTGGTTCAAATACAGTAATCCAGGTAACTTCAATATGGAATGTTGGTTGGAACCAAATCCTAATGGAGAACATTACGCTAAAAGGACATTAAGTGGTACGAGTGGTACGTTTACATGGGAACTTACTAATGATGAAAGAAAACAGTTAAGAGAAGCATGTAAGGGCAAAACATGCACTATTCGTATAGGACTATATTCAAATAACTGTTCCTGGGCAAGTTATCACGATAGAACATATCAGATGACAAACGCTGAACCAACTATAAATAGTGTTGTAACAAGTATTATTGATCCCTTTGGAAGTCTATGTTTGCAAAATAGATCCAATATTAAATTTACTATTTCAGCAACAGCTAAGTATGGTGCAACCATTACTAATTATGCGGTTAGTGGTAATAACTTTAGCTATGCAGGAAGTAAAAATACGTGTCAAACTTCAAATATCAGGGATAGTGGAAGCTTAAAATATACAGTCACAGTTACTGACAGTAGAGGGTTTACAGCTTCTACAACAAAAACAATCAATGTTACTGGGTATTCCTATCCAACTATTTCTATGGAGGCGTTTAGAAGTAATTCAAGCGGTACAAAGGATGTATCCAGTGGCACTTATATTTGTGTCAAACCAGTATTTACGTATTCAGCAATAACTGGCAATTCAATAGCAAGTAAAGCTATTAAAATAAATGACATTTCTAAAAGCACAAGTTTTCAAAGTGGTGGAAGTTATGTTTTTAGTGGCTATTCATTAAACGATTCTTATGATGTAGTATGCACTGTAACCGATACCGTAGGAAACAGCGCAAGTATTACAGCCACAATCACAGGTGCTAAAATACCTTTTAATATATCGAAGAATAAAGATGCTATAGGATTGGGAACAGTAGCTAAATATGAGGGTTACATCAATATTGGCTATGAATTTTGCAACGAGAATGGAGAACAGTTGTTTATGTTTGGATTGACTGAAAATTATGATGATTAGGAGGAAAAAAATTATGTATAAAATCAAAAAAGACTTCGGGGGTGCGATATTTACTATTAAATATTGCATTTCCAAAGAAGAAAGAAGGTGCGCTAATTTAATTAGTGGGCCAAGTGGTGATTGTGTATGAAATTTCTAAAACCACCAAAGAATATGTTCTTGAGAAAAAAGGATGTTTATTTTAAATATTCTACTGAAGAACAGTTTACGGGTGAATATTGGATTGATGGTAAAAAAATATATACAAAAGTTATAAAAGCAACAGGGGTACTATCTAAAGCTGAAACGTCAAATATCAAGCATGATATCATTAATTTAAGTGAATTTGTTGATTATGATGTATTTGTTCAAGGAGACGATGGTCTTTATAGATTGCCAGTTGTTTATTATTCTAATGTCACATCGGGCACATTCTATGATATGTTTGCGAGAGTAAATGGAAATAGCATTCAAATAATCAACAACAGTTCGGACTGGAGTGGATATAGTGTTACTGCCATTTTGTATTATACAAAAAACGTTTATCATGATTTTGATTAACATGTATAGTAATTGATTACGCAACTCTCAAATATATCAAAACAATTTAAAAAAAGGAGACAAAATATGGATAACAAAACAAACGTATATACATTAGATGTAAGTGAAAAAACATTTAATGATGTACAAGCTAATAAATTCTATATTACTGATACAAAGAATTTAAAAGCAGGAGATTATATATTATTTAGAGTAGTTGTTAAAGATGAACAACAAAATGATAGTTATACTGGAGCAAATACAATGTTAACTGTTAATACAATTAATGATACATTTGTTGGTTTAGAAAAGGGATACAGTGTTGTATTTCTTAAGTAGAAGGTGAGGAAAAATGAAATTTATGGAAAAATATTTTAATGCAATAGTAGCGGTACTCGCTACTTTTTTTACGTACATTTTTGGATCATGGGATTTAGCAATGCAAGTATTAATTGTATTCATGACTTTGGATTATGGTACGGGTGTTCTTTATGCTTATTTAATCGGTCAATTAAGTAGTGAAGTAGGTTTCAAAGGGTTGGTTAAAAAATGCATGATTCTAGTTGTATTGATTATTGGGGTCATGCTAGATCGTATGCTAGGAAATGGCACATGGGTATTCAGAACGCTCGTATGTTATTTCTATATCGCAAATGAAGGTATTTCTTTATTAGAAAATGTAGGTAACATTGGTATTCCAATTCCAAATAAGATTAGAAATGCTTTAGAACAATTGAATAAAGATGAAGAGGGCGAATAGCTCTCTTTTATATTACAAGGAGGATAAAGTAAATGGGTTCAGATGAATTTTTAGAATTGTGTAAAAAAACAGTTAGAGAATACACAGAAGAACATCTTGATAAAACGGATAGAAAAGTTGATTTTGATGTATTTGTGGTTTGGAGTTGTAAAACATTACAAAACAGTAAAGCTCTATTAAGTACAACTTTGTTTGACGGAATGTATTACGAATTAACCTATAACGGTGATAAGAAAGAACTTTATTTAGATGCTTATAAGAAATTTGAAAATAGATGTATTAAAGTGGAAGGAGAATAACAATGAAATTTAAAAGAGCTTTTGAATTAATGAAAAATGGAGCAAAAATTAAGCTTCCTTCATGGGGTGGTTATTGGTATTGGGATGATGAAAAGAAAACAGTAATCATGCATGCAAAAGATGGAAAAGAAATGGATATTAGAGAAACTGAAAGAGTTATTTATACGTTATCTAATATTCTTGATGATGGATGGATTCTTGCTGATGAAGAAAACTGTCCTGAATTAGGTGGAGTGGCCACTTTTGGGTTTGATGAAGCTATTAAGTATTTAAAACGTGGAATGAAACTTGCTAGAAAAGGTTGGAATGGTAAAGGAATGTATGTATTTGTTGGACATGGTTCCGATTTAACAAACTGCTTGTCAATGGGCGGTTTTGAATGCATTAGTTCTCTTTGTTTAAAAACAGCTCAAAATAAATTGTGCGTTGGTTGGGTTGCATCACAAGAAGATATGCTTGCAGAAGATTGGACTTTTGCAGAAGAAAATTAAGGAGGAAATAAAAAATGAATATTATTGAAAAAACATATAACTGGAATGGTAGTTTAAAAAATAGAACTTCAACAAAGAGAATTATTTTACACCACGCTGAATCAAAATTATGTACTGCAGATGACATTCATAGATGGCATTTAGCAAATGGATGGGCAGGTATCGGCTATCATTTCTTTGTTAGAAAAGATGGGTCTATTTATCGTGGTAGACCTGAAAATGTTATTGGATCACATGCTAAAGGTTCAAATAGTGATTCAATTGGAATTTGCTTTGAAGGAAGCTACATGACAGAAACAATGTCACAAACTCAAATCAATGCAGGTAGAGAATTAGTAACTTACTTAAAAAATAAGTATGGTATTTCTAAAGTTCAAAAACATAAAGATGTATGTTCTACTAATTGTCCAGGAACTAATTTTCCATTTGATGCAATTGTAAATGGAACTGTTGCTACAGCACCAACACCAACACCAACTCCTGTAGCCAAACCAGCTACAAGTGGAAAAGCAACAGGAACATATGAAGTTACAGCTAGTGATTTATCAGTTAGAACTGGTCCTGGTACTAATTATCGTAGAAAAAATCATAACGAACTAACTAAAGATGGTCAAAAACATGATAAAGATAAAGATGGATGTCTTGAAAGAGGAACACGAGTAACTGTTTATGAATGGAAAAATGGGTGGGCAAGAACGCCTAGTGGATGGTTATCAGGAGACTATTTAAGAAAAGTTTAATTTATTGTATAATATATATGCACATTTGTTGTATTAGTTAATAAAAAAAAGTGAAATGTAATATTATCTATTCTTCGAAAAAATCTACAACCTTATTTATTAACTAATAATTGCATGAAAAGACCTACTCATAAATTTGGGTAGGTTCTTTTTTTATTTTTAATGTATTTTTTATGGAAAAATAGCATATAAATAAAATAGTGAATTTTAACACAATATAGAGTGTTTTATAACAATATGAAGAGGTATAAAGGAGTATAAAAGGTTTCTAAACGAGAAAAATATTGCCAAATTGTGAATAGCCTTGATATAATAACGTTGAAAATGTGAATAACTTAATGTTTATGTGAATTGTTGTATGGAGGGAAAAATTATGAAAGGAAAGTATTCTGCTTTGACAGTAGCAAAGTGGTTTTTGTGGTACAATGACAAAATCCTAGAAGAGGAAGATGCTGATTTGATATCTAATTTAAAATTGCAAAAATTATTGTATTATGCTCAAGGATGTTATTTAGCATTAAAAAACGAACTATTATTTAATGAACAAATTGTAAATTGGGCACATGGTCCTGTTGTAGAAGAAATCTACCATAAATATAAAAATAACGGATCAAATGGAATAGAATATCAAGGAGATTATGATAGTTCTATTGACAAGGATACAACCGCAATTTTAGAAGAAGTGTATGATATTTTTGGAAAGTATTCTGCATGGGGATTAAGAAACATGACACATCAAGAAGACCCTTGGTTAAAAACACAAAGAAACGAAGTAATTCCTTTACCTTTAATAAAAGAATATTTTGAAAAAACATATATTACTGATTGATGGCTAAATTAAAACGAAAGCAAGAAAATAATAAATTATCTAAATTAGACGTGAAAATGAAATGTTTATTCATGAATGAACATGATACGATATTATTTTCTTTTAAGTATCTTACAAATCAAGATAATTATAATTTAAAAGGATTTAAAGGAAGCAGGAATTTTAGAGACGATATAGATGTTTTAAATGCGTTTCATGATTGTTTAAATAGAATGAGTATTGATGGGTGGGAATCCTTGAGAAGTAAGAATAAATTTCAAGGTGGAAGAGAATTGCTAGATTACTCACAAATCAATTTTAATGCACTAGATCCTCAAAATGAATTAAACCTTACTAGAGATACTAAAGTATGGGTTATTAGATTTGGAGGAAATAAATATCGCTTGATTGGATATAGAAGTAAGAAATGTAAGGCTATATTTCATATTTTTGGTATAGATCATGACTTTTCTGCTTACAAACACGGTTAATATTAATGTACATAAAACCTACTCAATTTTGAGTAGGTTCTTTTTTGTTTTTGTGGACGACAAATGGACGAATGAAGCTAAAAAACAGTAAAAAATCAATAGAAATTATATAGAATTGTATATAAATAAATGAGCATTTATAAGGGCTTATAGAAAACTATAGTATAGGGGATAATTGGTGCTGATTTAGACTAGTAATATGTATTTTAGCCTGTTGACAAAATAATTTGTTGACAGGCTTTTATTGTATAAGAAACAATTATTTTTTGGATAATCCGTCCATTAAAAGAAGAAAAAAGGAAAGATAAAATAATAAAAAAGGGAATATTTTTGAATTAAATTTGAGACAAAATAGAGAAGGATATATGATACAATTTATTTGTAACAAATCTAGATAAGTTACCTCAAATCAAAAAGAAAGCAGGTAATAATAATTGATCCTAACAAATAACTTAACACCTGATAGTGCCTGTCGTACCTTCTTAAGTAATGATATCAGTTTTGTTTCTTTTTCCAATGCCATCTTGTTTGATGGCAAACAAGTCATTCATCCTGAAAGACTTGTACGTTATGAAAATGATATGTCACTTATTATTGATGATACAAAAAGTGCAGAA